GTAGAGTATAAAGGATCATGGATTTGCGATACTAATAAAATGTTAGAGTGGAAAGTAGCTAATAATCAACTTAAATCTCAATCTGATTTACAGGATGTATTAATGCCTTACTGTTTGTATATGTATAATAATAATAGGATGACCAATAAGCCTATTATAGAAACAATGATACCTTCTATTAAGCAAATGCAGTTAGCTCACCTTCAAATGCAGAAGATAATTGCACAGGCTGCACCAGATGGTTATACAGTAGATATTGCAGGATTAGCAGATGTTGACTTAGGTAACGGTAAAGGTGCTTTACAACCAATAGAATTAATCAGAATATATAAGCAAACGGGTGTTATATTCTACAAAGGACAAGTAGATGATATGGAAGGAAATACAAGACCTCCTATTACTCCTTTGAATGTTCCTTTTACAGCAAAACTAAACGCTTTTATTGAGCTATATAACTTTGAATTAAATAAGTTAGAGAAGATGATTGGTTCTAATGCTTTAGACCAAGGAAGTATATCTAACCAAGCAGTAGGCGCAAAAGTGTTAGATTCTGCTAGGCAAATCGGAGAAAGCTCAATTAACTACATATATAATGGTTATCTAAACATATACGAAAGAACTGCAAAGTTAGCCCAAATGAGATTGTGGGATATATTAGTATTTGGAAAAGCAGGATACCAAGGATATAAATACGCTTTAGGAACTGACAGAGTTGAATATATTAAGTTAGAAGCTGAAGATGGATTTGAAACTACAAACTTTGATGTTAAAATACAAGCTACAATTGATACAGGAGAAAAGCAACAATTAGAAGAAAATATCCAACAAGCATTAACTCAACAAAGCATTGAATTAGAAGACGCAATTCAAGTAAGATTATTAGATAATCCTAAAGCTGCTAACTATTATTTAGTATCTGCACAAAAGAAACGCAGAAAGCTAAGAATGGAAGAAGCTCAACAGAACAGTCAAATGCAAATGCAACAAGCTGTACAAGCTGCTCAAGCTAAATCTCAAGGAGAAATGCAATTAGAACAAGCTAAGGCTCAATTTAAATTGCAACAATACGAAGAGGAGTTAGAGAATGATAAGGAAAGAGAAACCCTTAAATACTATAATATACTTAGAGTAAAAACCTTAGAGAAACTATTAGAACAAGGTAAGACTATTGAGGAGATGCCATCATTTATATTCGATGGAATAGATGCAGTAGTACAAACTCAAAAGCAGTTAATAATGGAAGAGCTACAAGACCAACAAGAAAAAGCTCAACAAGAACAAATGCAAGCAGAACAACAAGCCCAAATGCAAATGCAACAACAACAACAAGGTGGTGGTGAAGCTCCAATGGAAGGTGGAGAACAAATGCAAGAACAACCAGAGGCTTAAAATACAATAGAATTAATAATTAATTTTGTAACACAAGGAAAGGAAGAAAAAATCATTATGGAAGTAAACAAGGTAAACTCTTGGGAAGATGTTATCTCTGATAATTATAATGCAGAGCCAGTAGCGGAACAAGAACAAGTAACGGAAGAAACAATACCAACAACAGACGAAACAACAGAAACTGAAGTAGTTGAAGACATTGAATCTACAGAGCATGTAGTCCAACAAGATTTCGTTGATACTAATACTCAAGAACAAGAAGAAGAAGTACAACAAGCAGAAGAGGTAAACTCTGTAACATCTGGAATGAATGAAGATGAGATGTTTGAGTATCTCTCTTTGAAAAGAACAGACTACAACGAAATTAATGATGTAGATATTATTGCAGGATTCATTTCGTCTGAAAATCCTAATTGGGATACTGATGATGTTGAGTTTGAATTAGAGCAAAAATACGGTTCTGCATTATTTGAGGAAAAAGTTAATTTAGAAGAGATAGATAAAGAAATTTATCCTGATGAATACAAAGAAGCTCTAGCTTGGAATAAAGATATAGATAGAGCACAAAAACTTTTAAAGAGAGATGCTATAGATAGACGCTCTGAGTTAGAAGAATTAAAACAGAATATACAATTACCAACAACAACATCAAATAATAAGTCTTCTTCAGTAGACGAAACGGAGCAACAGAAAGGTCTTAGTGACGAGCAAGTACAGTACTTGCAGAAACAATGGCTAGAGTCTGTAGAACGAGATGTACCAACTGTTAACGAGTTCAAGTTCAAATTAGGTGACGAGGAAGTTTCCTACAAAGTAACGGAAGACGAGCAGAAACAAATGGTTCAGAAAATGAAAGAATTTAATGCTGAAGATTATTTAGTCAAACGTGGATGGGTTAAGGCTGATGGAACAGCAGATGTCAAGAAGATTACCGAGGATGTGTATATTCTTGAAAACTCTGAAAAAATGTTCAAGTCAGGATGGACTCAGGCTAAAGAATCAGCTAAGATGGATATAATTGGTAGAGATATCAAGAATATCAATCTTAATGATAACAATAGAACGTATGATCCAAAAGGTGGGAATGATCCATATGGATTTGGTAATTATGTATTAGACTTATAAACAAAAATAATTTAACAATAAAATTTAAAAAAAAATGGCAACTACTCCTAGTGCTTTTAGTTCGGCTTCTGCAACCAGATCCGGAACATTAATCTCAGAATTGAATATCGTAGTACCAAGAGCGTACAAAGAATTCATCGATAAATTCCAATTCGTTCCTTATGTAATGATGAACGAACTTGCTGGTAACACAATGGCTACCGACAACAAATTATTTTACTGGTACGAATCAAAAGGTCGTCAAATGTCTTTTGTAACTGCATCTGCTACTGGTGGGTCTGTTTCAAATGGAGCTGCTGCTACTTTCACATTATCTAGTGGTGATGTTTATGGTGGTGCTGCATACAAATCTTTACCATCAGTTGGTATGATTGTTTACAATGCTAGAACAGGCGTTGAATCTCGTGTAACTGCTATCACTAATCAAGGTGTTTCAGCTACTCAAGTAGTTACAATTGTTCCTGTAATTCTTGCTACTAATGCAACTGTTGCAATTGGTGATGAATTACAAGGTAGAGGATTTAAATATGTAGGTGAAGCTTCTGATTACACAGCTACAACTGTACAGACTATTGACAAGTTCACTAACTATGCAACTCAAATCCGTATTGATTCTAAGTTTACAGATTTAAACTTAAGTGAAGCTATCGATTTTGAATATGATGGTCAGAGATACTACAAGTATAAGCAATTAGCTGATGACAACAAAAAGTTCTTGTTACAAAAAGAATTGATGTTGATGGATTCTAACTTAACTGATAACTTAGGTTATAGTGAGTCAGGTTCTGCTGGAGTTATCCAACAAACACAAGCTAATGGTTTAAACATTGGTTACGGTTCTTTCGGAGCTCAAACTACTTTCGCTAACGTTGAGCGTCAATTAGATTCTCAAGGTGCTCCACAAGAGTACGATTGGTTATGTGATACTAAGCAACATATTGCAATTCAAAACTCTTTGGGTAATGATTTCAATAACGGAGCTGTTATTTACGCACAAAATCAAGATGCTGCTAACTTGGATTTAGCTCGTGGCTTTAAGTCATTTGCTCCTTACCAACGTAAGTTCAACTTCACTCGTTATTTACCATTCTCTGAGTCTGCTTTCTATGGTTCTTCTGCAACTGGAACAACTCGTTCTGATTTCGGATTGTTAATTCCAAAAGGAACTCAAGTAGATGCTAAAACTCGTAACGTAGTGCCAAGATTTAACATTAGATACCAAGACATCTTAGGTAACGGACAGAAAGTTCAAATCGCTGAAACAGGTGGTTTAGCAAAAGTTCCAACCTCTGCTAAAATGGAATTAACTGTTTCTCAAGTTGGTTACTTTGGTGTTCAGGTAATGGGTGCTAATCAATACGCTATTGTAAAAGGTAGCTAGTAATACTTATTGGGGTGGGTAACACAATGCTCACCCCTTTATTTTAATAATAATAATAGGGAAGAAGAAGAAAATAATAATTACAAAAGGAAAAGAAGCAAATGGAACAAGAAACATTAGAAGTAACAAAGAAAAAAGGTAATCCAAATTTTGGTGCTAAGAAACTAAAAGATACGGATTTAAATGAAATTAACGAAGTAGATAGATTATATCATTTCGTATTAACCCAAAGCTGGGAAAACTACAAGCCTGTAGATATGGAAGGTGGTAAAATGAACTCAGCTCCTTACCCACCAGCATTGCTTTTCTTTACAATAAAGTCAATGAAT